CCGTTCCTGTTCCTGAAGGTGTAAGTGTGATATTTTGATTGGTTCCTCCTGATGTAATATTAATTGCTCCTGTTCCTGTAATATTTCCTACATTTGTTAAATTACCCGTTACATTTGCAGAACCATCAAAACTTTGTCCCCATAATGTTCTTGGGGTTTGTAATCTTGTTGATGTAGTAGAATTTCCACTTAACGCTCCTGTAAATGTGCTAGATGACACCGTTCCTGTTCCTGATGGTGTAAGTGTGATATTTTGATTGGTTCCTCCTGATGTAATATTAATTGCTCCTGTTCCTGTAATATTTCCTATATTTGTTAAATTTCCACTTACGTCTGTAGAACCATTAAAATTTTGTCCCCATAATGTTCTTGATGATTGTAATGTTGTAGAAGTTCCTGAATTTCCTGAAATATTACCTTGTATTGTATTTGTAAATGTTTTAACTCCGCTTATACTTTGTGCTCCTGCTAAATTAACAAAACTAATATCTACATAATTTTTTAAAGTATTCAATGATGTATCCACGTAACTCTTATTAGTTGCGTCTGTGGCTGCTGTTGGCGTGGCTAAAAATGTAATTTTATTAGAACTCATATCTAAATTACCTGTCATGGGTGCTGTTTCGTTTTTTAATAGATAATCATTAATATTTAATCTAAAATATTGTCAGGACTGCATTTATAATAATAATAAATATATTTATTATGATAAATTTTCTGTATAAATTGTATTAAATTAAGTATTTATTTTTTCCAATCATAAATGTTGATAGTGAGCAACTATACAAGGATTTTGTTGAGGATTGTGATGTATTATCATTTAGTCCCTCTATATAAATAAAACTATTTACGAAAAACAGGATTACGATGATGCTCCCTCTACAATCATTATGAATAAACAAATCCAAAAATTGGATGGAGTATGGGAAAAATAACTATATTATTTATTATATTCGGATATTTTTATAGTGTATGTATTTTGATCTGTAGCGGGAAAAGAATTGCCAGTGTATATTTTACAAATTTCAAGAAGATCATCATCTGTTAAATTTTGAAAATTTATTCTTATAGTTCTTGTTTTTGTAGAAGTGGCTTGACTTGGAGTATATGAACCTATAAGTGGAAGTATAGTTCCACTACGAGTTCCACCTCCACCGTTTGTACCCGAGCCCGTTGTTTGATTCCATTTTTGGCTCGTCTTAACTATAGACTGAGTGACTGAGATTGAGGTAGTATCATCAATCATTGCATATATTAAATCATTAAGCGATCCATTTACAGCATACGGTGCATACACTTCTATAACTACTATACTATCATTTGGATTATTAATAAGCGTAAATGTTAAAGACTTCCAAGTCACATTAGTTCCACCTCCGGAAATTGATAGAATTCCTGTACCTGAGTTATTTTGATTATATATTTTGGTTTGTATTAATTCTCCACTACCATTAATTATGATATCATTCGCTATAATTCTATTTGCGATTAAAACATTTAATTTTTCGGATTGTGGAATATTATATTTATCATTACTTATTTGTTTCCAAGACCTCATTTATAATAATTATATATAAATATTATAAATGTTTTTAATATATTGTTTTAGATTTTGATGATCTTGTTGATGATGATCTTGATTTCGGTTTTGTTTTTGTTCTAGCCGAATGTGTTTTAATACTTTTTTTATATTCGCTTCGCATTTTTGGAGTAAAATAAGGGGTTGGTGTTCTGTAACGTGATTTATATGATTTTGATTTATGAGATGAAGGCGATTTAATTTTAACTATTTTTAAGGTTTTGATTCTTTTCGGAGTCTTATGTTTGGTTGAGTGAGGTTTATAAATAATAATTTTTCTTTTTTGAGGTGCTTGTTTATAGTTCATAATTCGTTGTTCTAATGGGATATCAGATGAAGGCAATTGTAATAAACTCATGAGTTGTTGATTATTCAATTTTGCATAATATAATTTATCACCTGAAAATCCGCTCATATTCATAATTTTTCCATCATAATCTAAGTCGAATCCTTGATTTTTAATAGTTACTCCATTGATTGATTGATCTGCAAATCCAACGACTTTTATATTGGTTTCCATTTATAATAAATTCATATAAAAAATAAAATTTAGAAATTGATTTAATAACGTATTTATTTAATCAATTGCTTAACGAATAATTATATGAAGATTTAATATATATGAAAGGAACAGCAAAAAATAAGCTTGGTAAAATAGAAAAGAACGCTAAAATTAAAGAAGGAGTTTGTATATTTCCTTTTAAATATAAATGGAAAACACACGATACTTGTGTAGAAACGGATAAAGGAACTATTTGTGCAACTGAAATAAACAAGGACACTAGGACTTTAACAAAATATGGTTATTGCGAACCTATTGTAGATGAACCCGAAATAATTCAAAAATCAAAATCCCCAATAAAATCCCCAATAAAATCTCCGTTGTTTACTCAAAAACGTTCTACCAGTAAAGAGAGCATTAAAAATAAAACAATTAAAATATTAAAAAGGGTATCTCCTTCTCCTCCATCTTTAAAATCATCTCCTAAATTGAGTAAAAAACTTTCTTCTGAAAAGACTAAAAATAAAAAGAAAAAAAAGAGATTATTATTAATAGAAGAACCTTATCTTATGGAAGAAGAGCCAAAAAAGAAAAAGAAAAAGAAAAAAGGAATAAAACTTAAATTAGAATTAATTGAGACTGAAATTCCAAACTTAAAGATATCTCAAGAATTAATAAAAAAGGACTCTGTTATTATGCCTATATCACAACCAAAGGAGCATTCTCATACAAAGGGCTATAATGAAGAATTTATTGAAATATTAGGCGAACTAAAAGATATTATGCAATCTCAAGGAGAAATATTTCGGGCAAAGGCATATCAAACCGCTCAAGAAACCATTATGATGTATGAAGGAGTTATTACTAGTCCAGAACAACTTAAAGGAATGAAAGGAATTGGAGAGACTATTTTATCAAAATTAAATGAATATGTGACTACTGGAACGCTGAGAGCTCTAGATAAAGGTAGAAACGACCCTATCATTGTTCTTACAAAAGTATATGGGATTGGACCTAAAAAAGCAAAAGATTTAATCTCTCAAGGTATTACTAGTATAGAAAAATTGAGAGAAAATAAAAATATATTAAATGATGTACAACAAATAGGATTGAAATATTATGAAGATATTCTAGAAAAAATTCCAAGAACAGAAATAGATGAATATAAGATTATTTTTGATAATATAATAAATAGCATTAATATTGAAGGAAGTAAATATGAAATTGTAGGCAGTTATAGAAGAGGAAAACAAATATCAGGAGATATAGATGTTATTATTACAAATGAAAATGATGATAAAAAAATATTTGATACATTTATTGATGAATTAAAAGATAAAGGAATTCTAATTGAAATTTTGACCCGTGGAAAGAGTAAGAGTTTGACGATTTCTAAATTGCCTGGAAAAGTAGCTAGACGAATTGATTTTTTATATACTTCCCCTGAAGAATATCCATTTGCGGTGTTGTATTTTACTGGAAGCAAAATATTTAATACTGTTATGCGTCAAAGGGCAATAACTAGAGGATTTACTTTAAACGAACATGGAATGTCTATTATGAAAAAAGGAGTGAAAGGCGAAAAAGTATCCGATATATTTCAAGATGAGAAGGCAATCTTTGATTTTTTAGATATGGAATATAAATTGCCGGAAGAACGCATAGATGGAAGAGCCGTTCAAAATAAAAATTTAGTTGAAATATTAGAGGAATCTAAATTAAAAGAGACCAAGGAAATTATAGAAGAGCAGAACAGCATTCAGAAAGAATTAATTGATGAAAAAAATAAACAAGATATGAAAGAAATAAATGAAAACGATAAAATAAAAAAGAGAGAAAAGCCAGAAAAAATTAGAAAAAATAAAACTTTAAAAATTAAAAAAACAAAAGTTATTGATTTATTAAAACAATTCAAAGAACAAGGTATATCGTATCTTAAATTATTATCAGAAGAAGAATTATCATCATTGATTAAATACGCAAACGATGCTTATTATTGCAAGAGCGATCCGGTTATGACGGACAATCAATATGATATTTTGAGAGAATATACATTGGAATTATATCCAAATAATGAATTTGCAAAAGAAGGTCATGCTGGATGCGAAATGGAAATACAGCGCAATAAAGTAACACTTCCATATGAAATGTGGTCGATGGATAAAATAAAACCAGATACTGAAGCACTTCAAAAATGGGTTTCAAAATTTTCTGGTCCATATGTAATTTCATGTAAATTAGATGGAGTAAGTGGTTTATATGTAACAGAAGGAAACACGCCTAAATTATATACAAGAGGAAATGGAATTGTAGGCCAAGATATTAGTCATTTGATTCCTTATTTAAGATTGCCAAAAACAAAAAATATAGCAATTAGAGGAGAATTCATTGTTTCAAAGAATACATTCAAAGAGAAATTTGCAGGTCAATTTGCAAACCCTCGTAATTTTGTAGCTGGTGTTATTAATCAAAAGAAAATAAATCCTGAAGTTATATCTAGTTTAAGTTTTGTAGCGTATGAAGTTATTAAGCCTGAATTAATGCCATCCGAACAAATGAAAGAGCTTGAATCGCTGGATGTAGAAGTTGTAAAATATATTGTTAATAATTCAATATCAAATGCTTCACTCTCTGAGACATTAATTGAATGGAGAAATGAATATGAATATGAAATAGATGGAATTATATGTATTGATAATAAAATTTATCCAAGAATATCAGGTGGTAATCCGGAACATGCGTTTGCGTTTAAAATGGTATTATCGGAACAAGTCGCCGAAGCAAAAGTAATGGATGTTTTATGGTCTCCTTCTAAAGACGGTTTATTAAAGCCTAGGGTCCAAATAGAACCAATTACATTGGGAGGCGTACGCATAGAGTTTGCTACAGGATTTAATGCTAAATTTATTAAGGATAATAATATTGGATTGGGTGCGGTAATTCAAATCGTAAGGTCCGGCGATGTTATTCCGCATATATTATCAGTAACTTCGCCTGCAGATAAACCTTTGATGCCTACAATTCCTTATGAGTGGAATGAAACACATGTTGATATTATTTTGACTGATAAAGATGAAAATGTAGTCGTTAAAGAAAAGGTAATTGAATTATTTTTTAGTAAAATAGATGTTGAAGGATTAAAAATTGGAAAAGTTAAAAAATTAGTCGCTGCTGGTTATAATAGTGTTCCTAAAATATTAAAGATGACTCCTGTAGATTATGAAAAAATAGAGGGGTTTGGAAAGAAATCGTCATTACAAATCGCTAATAATATTAAGGAAAAAATAGACCAATCATCGTTGATAAAAATAATGGTTGCCAGTAATTTTGCGAGAGGCATGGGTGAGAAGAAATTGGGTCCTATATTGGATGCGTATCCAGATATTTTAACGAGTGATGTATCAGATAAAGAAAAAATAAAATTAATACAAAGTGTAAAAGGAGTAGCAGAAAATTCGGCAATTCGGTTTGTTTCAAATATTAATGATTTTTTAGACTTTTTAGAAGAGACAGGATTGAAGAATAAATTAGGAAAAGTTGAAGAAAAAAAGGCAGTCATCAAAGACCATCCATTATTTGGTAAAAAAATAATTATGACAGGGTTTAGAGATGCCGATTTAGAGACTATATTAATTCAATTGGGAGCAGAATTGACATCTTCTGTTAGTAAAAATACATTTGTTGTTTTAGTGAAAGATTTAGATGAGACAACGGGTAAGGCTGAAAAAGCCCGTAAATTAGGAATTCCTTTAATGACACCTGAAGAATTTAAAACGAAATATGATTTATAAGATTTTATTTTATGAAAAATATAATTTTTGAATAAAATAAATAAAAATGAATTAAATGAATAGTTGTTTTTCTGTATATATAATATAAAATGCGTAGCATTATATTTTTATTTTCTCTCATATCAAATATTTTTATAGTTACTAGTTCTGATGCTATAATGAGTAATAATTTATCTTATGAAACACATTTAACTAATTTAGATGTGGAAGAAAAATGTAATATATTATCCGAGAATGATTGTCACTCAAATGATCATTGTAGTTGGTGTTCTTCAGGAGCAGTTAAAAGTCAATGCCATAGCCTAGAAAATTCTTCAAAATTACCATCAAGTATATTTTTATGTTCTGATTTAAATGAAGAAAAGAAAGATATTGTAGAATCTGATTTTAACGATGATTTTTTTGGAGATGGAGATGTGATAGAAGGTGTAAAATATGTAGATTTTGATTGGCATCCTAGATGGGTAGATTTTGTAGAATTTATCCAATCATTTAATAAAAAATATAATACAAATGAAATTGAAAAAAGATTTGATAATTTTTTGAAAAATTTAGATATTATTGAAAATCACAGCTTTTCATTTGAACTAGGTATTAATTCTTATTCTGATTTATCTCAAGAAGAATTCCAAGAATTTGTTAGAGAAGGCGGATATGTCCATCATATAAAAGAAGAAGAATTAACTAAAACAATGAAACGAGGTTTAAGATGGGGTCGCACTTCTTGTTCTCCATTTAGAACAAAGGTAAGCCCTACTTCATTGCCTAGTGTGATTGACTGGAGGGAAAAGAGTGCTGTAACTGATGTCAAAGACCAAGGACATTGTGGTAGCTGTTGGTCTTTTTCGGCT